TGCGTTGTCCACCATGATAGTATTCTTTCCACCGAATGAAGCCATTTGATACAAAGGCATTTCTACCTTTTGGGTCATTGCCCATAAATCAACTGGTCCCATATCCATAGGCTCAGCATTGCCGAGCATTTGGGTTAGGTGGTAAGAATCAACATGAGAACTAGCTTTGTAGCTTGTATCTCGTAGGAAAATTCCATTATTTAATACTGGAGTTGCCATAATTTAATTGTTTTTAGTTAAATAATTATTAATATATTTGATTGTTAAATCCTTTTGAATATGTTGTTGGTTCTAGGTAGTTTCCTACCAGTTGGTTTTTTTGCAGACTCTTCTCTATCTTGAATACCAAGTGAATTAGAGCCACCTGCATTTACTTGCTCGGTTTTTAATTTTCTTACAGTTTGCTCAATACTTTTTTGAGCACCCTTATCCATTATTTTTGCTTTGTATCCATCAGGATCTTGAAGTAACCATAATGCTTCAGAAATTAATGTATAATTTGGTTCAACAAATTGATACTTTTCTAAAAGGTGCCCCAACAAGTTTGTGTTTCTACCACTAACCGATGGATAAGTAGGTTGAACTAAACCATTATATAACATGGCTTGAGTTTTTCTATCTACTTTAATATCTCCCAAGCTTCCATCTTTAAGAGTTTCATATACATTTGACATGTATTGTTTAGAAGCATGCTCTTGTTGTTTCTTTTTTAAATCTTGCTCTTGCAATTTTTTAGCAACAATTTTTTCCTGCATCTTATCTAACTTAGGTTTAAACTTAGAAGCTTGTTGTTCTAACTTTCCTAAGTCTTTCCATATTTCTATTTCTTCAGCTATTTCTTCGGAAGTTCCATAGCCTGTTGCACCCAAGTATTCTTTTATAATTGTTTCCTGATCAGATTCAGATTTAACATTAAGAGATCTAGTTTCTTCAACTGCTCCCAGAGTATTAAATAAACCTTTTAAGTCTTGACCACCATCAGCAACATATCGTGCAGCAATTTGTAATTCTTGAGGTAAACTAGCAAAAAACTGTTTTGGGGTTTCGCGTCTTACTTGATTGCCCCTTTCTTCTAGGTTGGCTTCAATTAATTCTTCCCAGTCTTTTGCTGTATAATCGTCTAAAGATTTTTCATCATCAAACGGTACAATTTTATCTTCACTAATTAACTTACTAAATACACCAGAAATTCCTGAAATAGCTTTTCTACCTCTTTTTTCTTTTTTTTCATCCTCATCATCCTCATCTTCCTCTTCACCCAGTGAGTCAATAATACTTTCGGTTTCTTTAACATCAATTTCTTTGGTGGTTTTTGCTGAAGCTTTTATTGATTCTTCATCATCCCCCTCCTTTTCAATTAAATCATTTATATCGTCTACATCATTTACATCAGGATCAGTAAATGAAAAATCTGCTTTTTTATTTATTCCAGAAAAAATATTGTTTTTAATATCTTCTGATGGCAACGTGATATCCTTGCCACTAGGTGCAGCATTAAAAATTTCGTCTAAGTTGACATCTATTGTTTCTACGTTACTTTTCACAGCACTCGTTTTAGTATTCATATTATGTTGGTTTTAATATTTAATCCTTATATATACAATATAATAAAAGTTTATATATAATTAAAAAAATAAACTTATTATATTTTAAATTAATCTAAAGTATTTTGCAGTATATAGCTAACGCCAATTATTTATCATTTGATTTTTTAGAATCTTTGATATCATATTTATTTTTGTTCTCTTTAGCTATTGCCAATTTAGTATCAGCAATTTGTTTACTAGCAGCTATTTTTTCTCTTTCTATTTCTAACCTTCTATTTTCAAGAGTTCCTTTATTGGCCATTTCCTCCCTCTTCATATTCATCTGCTCCCTATACTGGGTAGTTTCTTTAATATCTTTCATAGCATCTTGATAATCAGATACTTTGTTTTCATTTATGTCAGACATAGAACCATAACCAGCTGCTCTAATTTCAGCAATAGTTATATTATTTTGTCTATCCTTATCATTTTCTTGCATTTCAACTTGCAACTTCATTTGATCTTCTTGAGCTTTAGCTTGAAGTTGTTGCTCTTGCATTTGACGTTGTTGCTGCATATCCTGAGCTCTTTGCTGTTCAACCCTTACTTCAGAATCTTTTAAGATGTCAGTTACTTCTGCAATAGAATCAGCTTTAACAATATTACCCAACTCAAAAATTGAAGCTCCTGTAGTATTATTTGTTAATGCCATTTGCTTAAGTTGTTCTAAGATTGCTCTATGATTAGTCTTAGTGGTCGCAAATACATTAAAATCTCTAAGTAGTAGATCAGTACCATTTATAACAAAATTAACTTTCTGAGCCTCTGTAGAGATATATGATAATCTTACACTTGGATTAGTACTATTATAGTACTGTGCTAAATCAGTTCTCATTTGGTGCACTCTAGGCATCAAATGATCTGAATGCTGTACAAAATAGATCTCTGTTTGAGCGTAAGACTGTTGCATAGCATTAACTACCCCAGTTGCTGTTTGAGCTGATACAGCTCCTCCTAGACGTTGTGGGTTAATACCTATTGCATCAAAGCATTGTTGTTTAAAATAATTAGCTAATTGAATTCTAGACATCAATCTACTTGTCTGCTCCATGTTAAGAGTTTGATAGTGATTGAAGTTTGTTGCGTTTTCTGTATTAGTTATAGATGTATCCAAAGGCAACATGCTAAAATCTTTCATAGCAGTGTATGCTTTAGCATAATTGTTTTTGCCCCAATCCTCACCCATTGAATGACGTGGCAAAGCATTCTGATCAAACATAATAACTGTTCCTAATTCATCTATTAGTATATCAGCTATTTGATTATTAACCATATTATAGCCTATTTGATAAGCTTTCATTAAATCTACTAAAGAAGTAGATCTGGTATTTCTATCAGAAAACACCCTTCCTTCTACAGGCAACTTACAACCATATAGAGAATTATTACCTTTAAATTGAAATGGTAATCTTCCAGGTTTAGTTCTGTTAATCCCCAAATAAATTGGATTGACATTATCTCCCATTGTAGTATGCCACATAGCCGGTACATTTGGTCCAACTTTAACTCCTCCCCATACTTCATTAATCCAAATCCAATCTATATGTTCACCCTGTAACAAAGTGTCTTTAGATTTATTTTTAAATATAGATGTATCATAAACTGCTTTTTCAGTTATCTTAAAAGATTCATCAATAATTTCTTGAGTTACTTCACCGTCTGTTTCAATTTTAGTTAAGTGCCCTACTTTTCTTTGTGTTTTCCAATAGATGGTAGAAACACGCATTAAGTTACTATCTCCATTTTGAATTAGGTCTTCACTTTGATCTAAAATTTGAGAAAGAATATCACCACCTACAGCTGGGTCAGCCATATAGTTGCTTGTATATTGTCTATATGCTAATCCTGGAGCATTGGTATTCCACTCATGTGATCTGGTTGCATCATAATATGAACCATCATTTTGATAACCATTAACTTGATACTGAGCTGAACGTGCTGGATATATTCTTTGTAAAGACTCCAATTGCTTGTTATCCATTAAATATCCATATCTGTCTACAACATCAGATACAGTCATTAAATCTACTTGTCCAACATAATTTGAATCTGCTATATATCTTTGATCAGGAGATTTTTGATAAAATGTAAGTACAGGATTCCATAACTCTACATCATAATCATCTTCAAGCATTCTAAAATGCCAAAATTCTCTATCTGCAATAAGACTATCTCTAAATGCTCTTTCTTCAAGCTCTTGCATTCTAAACCTTTCCTCATCTATATTTAATTGATGGGAGGCCCATTCTTCAACCATGCTTCTATAAGACTTACTAAAAAAGTCTTCTATTTCCGGGAGTGATTTTAAACCTTCAGGGGAAAGACTTTGCTGTGCTTCTTCTGAAGCAGGATCTACACCCATCTGAACCATTTTAGTTATAAGCTGTTTTTCAGCATCAGCTAATAAAGATTCTTCAATTTGCATTCTTTTCTGCTCTAACATCTCATTATATGATTTGTCATCTACAGCTCTAAATTGAACTTTATTATATCTTTTGGTAAATTCTCCCGTTAAAACATTTATTACATTAGGAACAATAGGGTAAAATTTAAGTTCTAAAGCAGTTTCTTCTTCTTTAGTTAATACATCCATTAACTCCTTATAATCATTATCTGGCTCAACTATATAATCAGTTTTATCAATAATCCCTTTTGCTAACTTATAATTCTTTAAAAGTCTTCGCGCATTAATCCTTAAAAATTCTATTCCTTGAAGTTCTAACCAATCTAAATTCCATGCTGCCCAATCATCAGTTTTTTCTGAGGAAGGTAAAAACTGAATCGGTTGAGTTAAACTGGAGAAGGTTGGGCCGGATTCAGCTTTAGCTCCATTTTTTAACTGCATTGCATTAAGTACTCTCATCCTAGATATATTTAGTTAGTCTATTTATAATTTTTAAAACCAGACCTATTTGGCCTATTAGTATTTGCCGTTTTACTACGTCCTATATTTTTAAACGGATTATACTTTAATTTATGCATTTTTTCTGAATTTACCAAAGAATTATCCTCTGATTCACGTCTTTTAGTATATCCTCTATTAGATTGTTGTATTTTAACAAAAGCAATCAATGCTCCAAATGCAACTAACCTATCTACGTTTAGTCCAGGGTAATAAGCTAACATTTCTTTAAGTAGCATTGGATCCGGGATTCTTTCTACACCTAAAGTTTGTTTTGTTACCACACCATTAATATCTGTTTCTTCATCAATAACCTCTCTTAAGAATTCTATAGCATAAGAAATTAAATGGCTCTTAAATAATGTACCTGTATTTTTCCAACCATATTCTTGATATACAGTTTTATTTGAACCAAGATCTTTTAAAAATAAAATTTGTTGTTTAGGGACTAAATATTTTTGTTTTTTTCTAGCTATCATATGTTGAATAAATAATGATATATTATTCTCAACTAATGTCCATGCATTATACCATTCAATAATTAACTCTAAACGTTCATGTGTTTTATTAATATCATCAAATCTCCCACACCATGCAGCTACAATTTTATCTTTTTCTAAAAAATGTTCTACATCTCCCGCTACAGTAGTTCTGATAACTTCAACTGAATTTTTATATACAAAAATACTACATAAAGAATCTGAGGTGGTTGTTTTCCCTTCTGATACAGGGTCAATAGATGCATAGTATGAACCAAAATCAGGATGCTTACTTGTAGGTCTTTCCCATACTACTAGTGTTCCTGTTTTATCTATTTGTTTTTTATCAACTGGGAATTTTGTAATGGGTAGTTTATTAGTTCGTTTGGCAATTATACCTGTCTCATCTCTATCTAATTCAATAAGCTCATATGGATATTCTTTTTCCTCAACTCTTTTTTGTTGTTTGGATAATATAGCTTGAGGAAATATTGATTCTTTCCTATAAGCAAATGCCTCTGCTATGTTCATTGGTTTTTGAGAAATCCTTAATTGAAATTGTTCTCCGTTTAATTCATTCTTCCAACGAGATCTTTCTGTAATAATGGCTTCAACAGCTTCATTAACTAATGAATTTCCAAAAGAATCAATATAAGGTGGCATAGACCATTGCTCAGGAATAAATAAACCCGCCATACCTATTTTACCGTCAGCATCCATAAGATTTGTTTCTACATCATATATATCATTTGCTTTAGGATTAAGTATCATTTCTTTTAGTGGATTACATTGTTGCAAATCACCAACCGAGCCCGCTGCAATAAACATACCTGTAGTCATCATA